ACTACATACTCTTGTGTTTTAGGATTAAATTCAAGATATTGCTCAAGCGTAATATACTTTCCATCTTCATCTTGATCTAATGTTTCAATTTTTCTTAATCTAGATATTTCTTGATCAACAGATTTAATTTCCTTTGCAATATTTTGATTACCAGGTATGGAGGTATTTACAGGTCTTTTTAGTAACTCCATTTGCAATCTAGTAGCATCAGTCAAAGACTCTGTTCTTTCTCTTGATGCCTTCTGCCCAGCTAAAGTTTCCTTCATGGATTCACCTTGCATCGCACCAACATTACCAGCACCTCCTAAACTATCATCGAGTCCCTTTTGTACTTGTTGCCCTCTCTCTAAATTCGATAATCTTAATTTAGATTCAGCATCTTTTGTTGGATCGCTTGCAAAAAACTTTAATGCTTGTGGGTCTTTTGACGCTAACATACTTGGATTATCAAGAAGTCTCCTTGCTGCCGGATTCAGATTTTCTAATTGTACAGTACCATCATCAATTAAACTCTGTATTTCTTCTCGTGTACTATCTAATGCTTTGAATGCATTATCTAAGTTAGTAGCTGACTCCTGTCTTTGTTGATTTAGGAACTCCGCAGATTTTAATTGTGCGGTAGATAAGTCACGTACTAATTGCTTAGATTGCACCTTATCCTTCATAGCAAGCTCGCCAGCTAGACCTTTAAGGTCTGCCATACTCATGTCTCCCTTGCTAAACTTCTCTAGTCTTTGAAAATTCTTTTTATCATCCACCTCATTACCTGTGCTAGTAAATGAATCCATGTATTGTGGAAGCATTGCCTCAATCTCACCTGTAAGTTCTGCACGCTTCTCCTTATTCAATCCATACTGCTGAATCATGCCACCAATCTGCTTACCCATATTGGCATACATCTGGCCTTGCGCACGCCCGGCTTCCATGATGGGTCGAGTATCGACCCGTGCCAGCGCTGATCCGTAATTTCCGCTAAAGAATGGTTTTCTTGCCATAATATTTTATCTTCCTATTTGAATAAATTTGAGTTACCTAGCATACCACCACCAAGTCCACCAAGCGCGCTTCCAATACCACTATATATACCAGCAGTCTTTGTTGCATCTGCTGCTACTTGAGCGCCATACATATTGGCTGCATTGGTTGCTTGGTTCTGTATGTATCCAAGCCCACTCTCTGGGTTGAGGTAACTTGGTTGTGCATTTAAGCCATAACCTGCTTGTCCGAATACAGATTGCCCAGCTTGTAAGCTTCCACCACCAGAGCGTCCAAGTATTGCTTGGAATGGATCAAGTTGTCCTTGGTTCTCAAGTTGTGACACTCTTGAGGCTGCGTCTAAATATCCAAGCAATCCTTGTTGCCTTAAGGATTCACGCAACTTCTCGGCATCCATTTGTGATGCCACGTTAAATTGGTCTGCTTGCATGGAGCGTGTGTTATCGCTTGTCTGAATACCTGCTTCCTGTCCTAGTACAGATTGTGCAAATCCTCGGTTCTGCATCTTGCGTTGGTTGTCTTCAGCAACCCTTGCTTCTGCCTCTGCGATTGCGCCAGATTGGTCAAATGTTCTGCCCATCATAGTGGAGCGCGCACGGGAAGCCTCTGCAATTTGTCGCTCTTCGCGATCTGTTAGTCCTTGTCCGAGTGCTTCTTCTGCATCTGTCATCAAGCCTTGCCGAAGGGCATCTGCTTGTACGCCTTGTGATTGTACTTTTGTCGGATCGGAAATTCCTACTTCTCCAAGCAAGTTATCTTTCTGTTCCTCGATTAAATCTTTTGCCCCTGTAATTGCGGACGAAGTGGCAGGTTTATAATCCTCCATGATTTGTCCAAAGAGTGGTTCTAAACGAGCTACATCTTGTAAATCTGCTTCACGTTGGCGTGACAAGTTACCACGTTGAATATCTTCTGCCATAGCTGCTGCACCTTTAAACTCACCATCCCGAAAGCCTGCTTGGTCTGTGGTCTCAACCTTTTGTACAAATTGCTTGCCCACTTCATCTGCAAGTCCAGCATCCACATCTGCTTGGTTTGCAGTTTTGGTTTCGTATTGTGTGATGTTTCGTGTGTCACCAAGCAGGTCGATCATACCATCACCTGCACGCCCAACAGATTGACCAGGTGTGAATTGCCCTGCTGGTGTTACTATGTCTTTACCAGATGCGTCTTTCTTGTAGATTGGTTTTGCTTCTGTTACACCTCCACCTTTTTTTGCGTCTCCAAATACTAGTGCATCAGGGTAATCTGCTGCATAATAAGTATCTACTTGATCTGGTGTTACAAATTTAGATTTTTTAAGAAAATCCTTTGCTTGTTGTTGTGTTTTATTCCTATCGGCTTGCGTGTATGCTTTAGGTGATTCAAATTCCTCAACTGCCTTGCCTGTGGTTATATCATATACTACTGCTGTAGTGGCATATTTTGTTCCAAAAGGCTCTGGGTATGCTTTTCTCCCAAGGCCAATTTTATAATTACCACCACCTCCACCACCAGCATCAGCAGGTGGATCTTCATACCCGGTTATGATACGTCCGTCAGGCGCGTACTTCTCATTGCTACCACTTCCAAGCATTGTCTGCCTAAGTACATCAGTTTCTGTCTGTGCCGTTTTTAAACGGATTGCCTTTTCTAGAGGAAGCAAGGATTCTAGCGAACCTGTCTCTGCAAAGTCACCTGTGCCTGTAAGTAATTGTACTTGTGCTTTAAGTGCGTCTGCCATGCCTTCGCCATAACTTGGCTGGGCTGGATAATTAATGTCTGGACTACTTCCCATTGTTATTTCCTCCGAATAATTTTATTAAAATCGTAAAACTTTACAGGCTGGTTTTTAAAATGCCTCATCCATCCAACGAATGGTAATTCATATGGAATGCAGTTTATAAATTCACTTATACCTACCTCACCAATTGCCATGTGGACGTACCAAGCATTTGGATTTTTTGTCTGCCACTGATCTTGCGGATGTTGATTTATATCAGTCCTTACAGCTTTGCCCATAAGCAATGAGTCAGGTGTTTTAAATACATACCCGTAACTCATATACATGGTAATGTCTTTAAACATATCCATGCCAAGTTGCTCGTAAAATTCCTTTGCTTGAGTTAGTATATTCATTCTGCCATTATATACTCCTCTGCACTACTTGCACTTACGGTTGCCCCTAAGTTTATTCTTAACCATGCTGTACCATTGTCCAACGCCAAACATGGACTTCCTCCATCCCCGTTTGTACAATAAACTACTTTTCCCGCAGTTCCAGCAGAAGGTAAATCCGCAACTGCAAAACTCTTCAGCACTACTGTGGTATCTGTTACGCTTGGTACTGTGACTGTTGGCTCGCCCAATTGATTTAAATTTGCAGCCGAAATATCTACCCCGGTCGCGTATGTAAAGCCACGAGTTACTGTACAGGTAATTGCCATTATGCCACCTCACGTCTTGCATTTGCTCCTACGCCTATTGCTTCCAGGCTCACATGTCTAAAGCTTGGTCTGCCAGCGGTTACATTGATTTCTACTTCCGCACCATACCCACGGGTACGCCCCGTACCAAAGCGGAAGAGTGCTTCTTCCGTGCCATCTGCGGTATGACTTAACACTGTGGTGCTTGCGTCTGGATCTAGCGTGTTTACCTTGATGTTAAATGCATCTGCATTGACTGTGTTTGCGCCCAACTGTCCACGCTTCCAACTCTTTACATTGATGTCATTAAAGGTGTAAGAACGTGTGACAAGTTTACCTGCAATTGCAGTTGTGCCGGACTCAGATGTACTGCCTATTTTGCGACCAGAATCATCAATGGAATTTTCCTCCATTAAGTACCAACCTGTTTTGTTGCCTGCAAATAATCTGCGTCTTGTTGGTGCAGATCCATGCGAGCAAATTACCCAATCATCCACATGAAATGCCACGCTGCCTGCTAGGGCAGGGTAGGAGTCAACACTTGTCCATGTGCTTGTAAGTAGGTTAAATACGAAAATCTTGTTCGCTACTGTTGAACTACCTGTTGGTACTGCAAGATAGTACTTATTGTCATACACCACACCACAAGCTTGATCTGCTGCTGCGTAATTAACGTCGTCAAATTGATCCTGTATCGGTCTGGTCATGGGTATGGTTTCGCCACTTATTTTACTAATAGCTACTCCAAGCCCTTTTCCTGGGTCTTGCCCAGGTGACAAGACGATGACCCCATTATCAGATAGGAAGAATGTTTGTGGCCCAGACTGTGCGATTGATTTACGTGCCACACAACCATGCTGTCTTGTTATCTCGTAAGTGTTGGCTGCGCTAGTTGTGGCTATGTTATTAATCATATGAATGCTATTACGCATAAACACGATTAACTGATCTTCTTGGTATGGATAAAAGCCTACAAGGAAATCTGCACTTCCTTTATTAATTCTAAATTGTGAGTCAGCAGCGTAGTAATTATCTGTGTCCAACAGGTCAGACATGATAATGGAATAGTTACTATCTGTGGGTTGTGGGATGATTAAGCGATTGCGAAAGAATACACCAAAGTCTGTGTTTGGACATTGTATGCGTCCAGCACCTGGGCTTCCATTTGCTTTGACCACAAAGTCATTGGTTACATCTCCGTCCCATTCAAGTGGTGTTTTATTCTTACCACGAAACAAAATGAGTTTTTCCAATGCCTGAACGAAGCTCGCGCCATCTGCCGTGGCCACAACTTCACTGCCTGGATAATCAATATCAATGCCTGAGTTATTTGCATCATTCCAAAGGATTACTTTATCCTTGGTTGCAGCTACCACATATTCATTTCCTGTTGCCGGATCGGAGTAGAGTGTAGATGCAAAGACCATCTCATTCGTGCCATTGTAGCTAAGTGTTACTGCACCAGCTAGGAAATCTATACCTTTACGTACTTCTGCAAGATCACCAATTAAGCGCATATTCTCGCTTGTTCGTACAAAGCCCGGTTCTAAACTTGTTGCTTCTTTGTATGAATCTATACCACGAAATCCACGATCCCCGTCTTGAAGAACTTGGTCATCTAATCTACCTGATGTCCGATAACGTGCCATTCACTTGTTCTTGATTTCTAGGTAGAGTTTTCTACCCATGTAAATAATTGTGATTACACCTGCGATGCATCCGAATAAATCATCCAAATGTGCTAGACCAAAAGTGGCAACTGTACCACTCATGCCAAGAATTGCAGTGCGGTCTATCATTAGAATAGCCAATCTAACACTATGATACCAACAACTAGTGATGCAAATATGGTTATCATTTTTCCTTTTTTCGACATGTCCAAGAACTTGTCTTTTAATAATTCAAGATTTCTCATTTCGGGAGGGTGGTTTTACGGGGAAGGGTGCGCGTGTCTGATGTTTAATCGCTTCTGTCTTACTACAATTTTGTGCTGTTCTCTTTGCCACAAAAATTGGAATGGCGAGGTAGCCACCAAGTAATACTGATGCTCCAATAAGGATCTTTTTAATGGTTGAGGTAAATGTCTCAAAGCCTGTCTTATGCTCCTCCATCCCTTGTGCAACCAAAGCAGATACATCTCCATGACTTAATGCCTCAATGGTTTCTTCTGCTTCGATTAACGCATCTTTGTTTTTAAGTGCCTCCCCAGCTAGTACGCCAGCACCAGCAGATAAACCACCAACTAATGGGCCACCTAAACTTCCGGCTGCACCCCCAGCCAATCCTCCCATTAGAGGGTAGGTGGAGCGGATACTGCATGATGCCATGCACAACGCCAATACTATTATGGCGGTGTAAATCATTCAGGTTCGTCAGGAGTCCACTCGTCAGTCGCTAGGATCGCAAGTATCTCGGAGTGTGTGTACTCTTGTTTACCGCTAAGAAAGGAGGGTTGTTCACCTTCATACTTAAGGATAAACTTACTATTGTCCAATGAGTATCTAAGCGTTGATTCGCTTGCTTCTACTACTTCACTAAAATCAACAGTAGATAATTCAGATGATGGTACTATTACATAATTCATAATTATTAAGGAGTTTGGGATACGAATGTAGGGCCATTAACTAAGGTTAGGTTATTACTTCCTTTGTTGTCGGTAACGGTAGTACCTGAGTCTCCGTCCCCAAATCTCCACCAATGTGTTAAACCTGTGTAGGCATCTAAATCTACGGCTTTAGAACCAGAACCAGCCCCCGTATTAGCTATGGCTAAAACATTAGAAGCGGATAATTCTGTACCCGTCCAAAGACCTATCTCGTCTACATCACCATCAAAGTAATAAGAAGTACCTCCCCGAAAAAAATCACCGATAGACCAATTACCATCAGTTTTATCACCACCTTCTTGAGTGCCATTGATGTAGCACTTTAAAGTTGTGCCGTCACCTGTGAAAGCAATGTGATACCAAGTGTTTGTGGCTAATGTTGTAGAAAGAGTAAAATTGTTAGTAGCCGCTGAAGTCCTGAAGAATATAGTATTACTAGCCCAAAACAACCAGCCGTACTGACTAGCTGTATTCCCGAAAACGGCGTTTTGAGAAGTATTATCAAATCGAAACCATCCCGTAATACTTTTATCACCTGTTATCGAAGAGAAGGTAGAGTCAAGTGTTGCGTAATCATCAACACCATCAAGACCTAGTGAGTAGTTATTTACAAACGGAACTGCTGTGTCAGATAATTGAATTTCCTTTAAAGTAGCATCCCCAGCACCCGCATCTGTCGATGCGATGTAAAGTTTGTTGTCGTTACTGTTAAAAAACAACTCACCCCTACTCGCTTCTTTCGCAAACTTTAGTTGGTCATTCGCATTACCCCCCGTCTTCACCGCAAGGGCAAAGTCCTTCCGTCCTAACTTATTGAGTGCCATGACTTAGGAAGCTGTTCCAGCGTTGATGCAAGGAGAGGATGGGCGAAGGCGATAGTCTCCTGTTGTGGAGTCTACGAATTGTGGATCGGAAAATACATTGTTTGTTCCACCGCTCGTGTTGTTATCTACATTATGGATACAACAGTTAGTCCCGTTAGATGCGAAATTAAATGCAGTACCAAAAGTAGTAGCATCCGTAGCTTCAAGTATTGTGTTCTTAAATGTAAGGTTTGTACCTGTTGTAACGAATGCGTCAGCACTTGCCCCTGATGTTCTAAGGTAAAATGTACAATGGTTATATACCATCACACTACTGCTTGTTTTAAAGAAACGATTGTCAGTACCTGATGAAGTTGACACATCTAAATCAAATTCACATCTTGTCCAATTCTGATCTTTACCCACAGCATTTCCACCGAAATAACCTGGGTTATTAGAAACTCCAAAAGCAACTGCACATTTTACCTTTATATCTTCAAAGGTCGCTGTGCCTGTGCTTGCCGTACTCCAATTAAATCTAAACTCTTTAAAGAAAAACTTCTTAACTGTGTTATCTTGATAGACCAGTTGTCGGTTTGCAGATCCTCCGTCAATAATAGCACCATGTAAAGTTTGAGATTCGTAAGTTACTTGTGGTGCATCCCATGTCTGAGTAGCTCCAGCACTATAAGTGCCGTCCAAAAATATGATAGTTCCCCCTGTCCCTGCATCAGTTTCTGCTGAACTAAGTGATGAATATGCGTAAGCGTTTGCGGCATTTGTGCCGTTTCCTGAGCCTTGTGCGGTTGGTGCTATATATACTGTTGCCATAATATTTGTTTGTTAAGTTTAAGAAATTGTTCCACCTGAGATTAAGAGTGGTGCTGGGTTTGCTCCTATATCGGGAGTGTTAAAGCCTTGTCTGATTGGTAGTCCATTCGCACCTAAAGCATCTGAGTCTCCTGTTATAACTGAGTAAGTTCCTGATGTTGTGGTAATTTCAATGTCAGGTTCTGTCGAGTCTTCTGAGACTGACAAGCCAACTGGAATCGCAAACTTACCTAACGAGTTTATAACATTTAAAGTTCCGTCAGCATCTGAAGCTAACATCACTGAGGCACTCGGATTATCTACTACTAAGAAACTCTGATTTGGAAATGCTCCGATGTGTGGATTGTCTGTGCCTCTTAGTTGAGCATCCCCAACTACAACATCTTGAAACGAACAAGTACCATCTCCATCTTCTCGTAAGAATTTAGTAGCTCCTGTTTCTCCTGTTGAAGTAACTGCCGTGCCGTCTACTGCTCCAGCAGGTAAGTTAGTTAATTGCGATCCGTTAATCGCTGGCAACCCAACTGCATCCAACACTACTACATTACCATTCGATGTACCTGTGTTTGCGACTGCTGCTGTACCAAGTCCAAGATTCGTCCGACTCGTTCCGGCATTCGCAACATCAGATAAATTATTGCTTGCGAGTAAATCACCTTGTGGAGCAGCAGCTACCAAGTTGGCAACAGTTACTTTCTTTGTAGTTGCAGTTCCACTGACATCGACAATGGGTAATACATCATCATTTGCAGGTGTTGCCCCTAAAGCATCTAATGCAGTTATCTTTTTATTCGCCATTTTATAATTGGGTTAAAGTTCAAATTCTAAAAAATATCCATCCTCGGTCATCATGAATGCACCTACTTGTGTTAGTAGCACAAGGTTTGGCCCAAAAGGTGGAGTTCCACTTCCTGTGCTTGCGCGTCCAACGCTAAGGTTAAGATCGAGTGTGAGTGCCATTAAATGTTGTACGCTATGACTGCACCACTTGTAAGTTGGATCTGTGAAATATTTCCATAAATCGCAGTATTTGCAGTTAGGGTAGTTGCGTCCTGTGAGTTAGTTATGTCAGACAAGTTTTCAATGTTACTTGTAATACTCGCAATGACTGTGTCTTCTGTTGCAAGAACTGCAAAGAATTTACCTGCGTGAGCAGCAGTATCATTGATGTACTCGCCTCCATTTAAACCTAAACCTCTATATTCTGATGCCATGATATGTGTTCCTTTTATGCCGAGCTAACGGCAGTTGTTCCGTAAGTAATAAATTCAATTGGTTGAGTCTGTCCTTCTTGTCTTTCGAGTTTATCTAACTCGCTTTGTAAAATTGCTTCTGCTTGTTGGTAGATAACTCCTGCTTTATCCTGTTGGCCATCGCTTGAAAGCCAGTCTCCATACGCACCTATTGTCGCGTACTCGCTAAATACATAGGGGAATACTGTTGAGTCGCTTGCATAGTCTAGAAAGCCTGCCCGGTAGTGTACCCATACAGGTGCATTACTTGCTCGGTCTGGTAGGATTGCTTCTCCGTAATCAGTACTACCACTTGCGTCTGATATATTTCTAAATGCTAAATTGTGTGTGCTTCCACTTCCATAAGGGTCATTCTCAGTTACCCGGAATATCTCACTTATCGTTGTTCCAAAATCGATGTAGCTTAACATGCTTGCAGTGGCAGTTGCTCCACTCCCTGCACCACCTGTAAAGCTTACTGTGGGTGTGCCTGTGAAAGCCGTGCCATTGTTGGTCACTGCAACTCCATTTACTTCTCCATCTGCATTAATAGTGGCAGTGGCTGCACTAGAGTTTCCACCTCCACCTGCGAAAACTACTGTCGGTGCAGATGTATAACTTGCTCCTCCATTACTTACTTGTACGCTTCGTACTCGAAGGTCTGGTATAACTTGTGAGATGACCGAGTTGAATGGCCATGCAGTACGATCCCAGGCTAACTTGCCAAAGCGATTAAAGCTGCGTACAGCAGCAGTTGATTCAGCAGTAAGGAATGAATCCACGCCAACCATACTTACTAGGTTGGCTACCATTGTGCTTACTGCTATCTTCCTCATGCGAAGCTAGGCTTAGTAAAACCTCCTGCTACGAAGGTCTTCTTTGAAAATGATTTAGCTTTAAGATGTGGGTTGTCACGAAAGAACTCATTCGTGAACGCTTTATCGCCCCAACATCCTTGCTTGTCTTGATGCCAGCGAAAGTATTCGCGTGCAGGTATTGTACCTTTTAACTGACCTAGTCCCTCGACTTGTCCACCTTCTCCATTCTCTTTTCCACACTCAAGCTCACGCTTCTTTGCTTCGTACTTTTCTAAGTCTACTTCGTAACGAAGGTGCTTCTCTAAGTTCTTCATAAATTGCGAACCATTACCTTGAGATGGTTGCCACTTTGGTATGAATATTTCTGCCATAATAAAAAGATGTGGAAAAGGGAGTAGCCCGCTACGCAGACTACTCCCCAAATCCTAATTGCAATTAAGCAAATTGACCTAAATCAACGATACGTAATCCGATAACAATTTCTCCGGCAGTAGCTGATGCAATCGCTGCATCTGTTACTTCCAAGATAATTGAAGCTGCTGTGTTTGTTCCACCGACGGGTTGTGACTGACCACCTGTGAATGCATCTCCTGTGTTGAACACAGGGGCAGTCATAGCATCGACATCAAGAGCATCGATGAACTCATCCGGATCACCACTAGTTGTTCCAACGTCAATGACGAGCGAGGTTGTACCTGCAAATGCGACACTTTCGTGTACACCAGCAAGTTCAACTGCACCACCAGCAGGAATAGTAGCGATGGTCAATTGACCACCATTACCGATTGTTTGTAGATCTTCATAAGTAGCGGTGTATACATGTGTAAAACCTCTACCTGCTTCATTATTTGATAATTCTGACATATCTTAAATCTCCTTTATGTTAAGTGTTATTATGCAACTAATTAGTTGAAATACCCATGCGCAATAGGCGAGAGGCAAGCAAGTCCGGCTACGACATCAACAAAACCGCGTCTTCCACCACCTTGATTCTCAAGCTCAGTTACAGACTCAGCTTTCAAGGACATCATGGATACATACTCAGGATCAATTAAGAGACCTGCATTTGCGTCAACTGCGTCACTTCCGCTTATTCTGTTGATGAACAAGCTAGGCACTACTGCCACATTCCCAAAATCTCCCTCATAAATATTGACTGAAAGAGTTATCTTCTTGGATTCTGCGTCTTGGTTTACAACGTAAGTTCCGTTGGTAGCTGCAAGCTGACGAGAGAATCCAGAGATATCTTTCTTCAATGTTGGGCCTGCAAGTAATGTCAACTGTCCACCGGGCATTCCGTTTGCTTCGTACAAAGACTGAAGTACAGCATTGAACTCAGTTTCTGTTACTGGACTTCCACCTGTATCATTAGCAACATTCTGTGCAAAGGCAGGAACGTCAGAAGGTTGTCCACCCACTCCAAGCCACTTTAACATGCCTCGTGTTTTGTAAGGTGCGCCTGCTCCAGCGTCTGCTTGACGATCTTGTGCAGAACAAAATGCAGATTCTATTCCACGTTTTACGTTGCGTACGGCTTTAGACTCAGCGTTTGCAAATTCCGATGAAATTCCGGCAGTATTTACCATCTCTTGCAGATCCGACACCATGAATGTATCACGGAACTTTTGAATGTAATTTCCGATTCTTGCGCGGTCAGCAGACTGATTGGTAAAGCTCGAAACATCTTCTCCTTCTTCGATTCCAGAAAAATCGGGCGAGTTGAGGCGGTCAACCTGCATTTCAAAAAATGTCCCGGTTGCTTTTCCCTTTTTCATTAATGAAACGAAAGGGGTAGATTCTGGTTCTAGAACTGAAATAATATCAGTTAAATCCTCTTTATTTCCGCTTGTATTGTACGTAGTACTCTTAGCCATTTTATATATCCTCCTATTTTGTTTTAAATTTATGCGATTGCTCGCTTTAGTTTTATGTAATTTTGGTAGTCTGCTATGTTACCCGATTTTTCGAACTTGGCATGAGCTGCCTGTATAGCCTTCTTCTGTTTACTTCCCTCGGTTCTTGGTTTACTTGCACCTGCTTCTGCACTTGCGACAGGAGCAGTTGGTTTCTTCAATTTCTTGGGTTGACCTGCATTGGCTTGCTTTGCTTTGACTGCCTTTAATCCTTCCACCATAAGCCCAAGTGCAAAATTGCTATTGGGTAGGTGATCAACTAATGGTTTGTAAAGCGCACTTTGCTTTACCTGCATGAACACTTTGTAATCCTCACTCTCGCCATCACTAAGGAAGTCGAAAGTTTGGATTGCTTGTTGGTCGGATGCTTGACGTTCGTTTATCCAAGCTTCTCTTGCAGGAGCATCTTTGCGAAGGATCTTTTTTGCATTCGCTTTAATTCTCCTTAAGTCCGCTTTTGTGTAAGTCTTGTCGGCATCCTTAACCACATATTCATTACCATTGTCATCATACTCCACTTCGTTTTCCATACCTTCGTCTGCCCATTCGATAAGCGTGTTAAGGTTTTCAACTTCTTTAGTGAGTGCGTTGACATCATTGACATTGTGCAGGGCATTATCTTTTAGGAATGCAGGTTGTTCAGCAGGCACGGGTGCTTGCTCAACTTGTGCTTGGAGTTCTTGGTTCTCGGCAAGTAACGCTTTCTTCTGAGCGGTAAGTTTCCCAAACCGCTTGATTGCAGAAGCATTGAGATGCTTGGCAAGTTCCTTAGACTCCTCCTCAGATAATGAATCCAAATCCAGGTCTTTAAACTTTGAAAGAACATCTGAAGGTTGTACGGGCGGCTCAGTTGATTCCTCATCTGATTCTTCCGGCTCTTCAGCAGACTGATCCTCTAATTCCTCGTCCTCTGTAGATTGTGCAACAGGTTCGGATTCCTCTTCGGTTGTGGTTTCGGTCTCCTCGCCTTGGCGTTTCTGCATCAGAGATGATGCGAGTTCTGCCATTGTTAGGTTTCCTTCACCAGACGTTAAACTATCCACGGAGTTTTGTGAGGACTCTGAGTCAACCTCTTGAATTACTTCTTCCATAAGATCAAGGCATGAGTAGCCTAGTGTAGCAAAATGTAGTTCACTCTAGCAAAAATGGCAACAAAAAAGCCCCTGTGACCAAACCCCACGAAGGGTCACAGGGGCATATGATCTACCAACTACGAGCTAAAGTTTGTAAAATGTATCGAGTTCCTCATCAATCGCTTCAAGCTTTCCACTCATCATAAAGTGTCTATTTGTTGAGTCTATAATTGCCTTGGTTTGCAATTGGCAGATAACTTCTTCGCGCATTGCTTCACGCATTTGAATATACTTTTTAAAGTGTGGGTCATTTTTAAGTAACGCTAAAGCAGCAAGTGCTTCCTCTGGGTCAATTTCGTGGTATGTTTTTCTTTTACGGGCGCTCATCGTTTTTTACCTTTGTGTAATCCATGCTTGGAGTATTGTTTGCCTTTGCTTGTGGCTGCTCTTTTCTTCTTGTTCGCTGCTGCAAGTTTTGCTCTGCCTGCCTTTGTGCTTTTAAGTTTCTTTATTGTTCTTGCTGGGGCATAGACCTCACCTGTCTCAGATGATTTCTTACCAGATGCAGTACGCCACCCCTGTTTTGTCCATTTCTTGAGTGACTTCTGTGGCTTCCTTAATGGCATTATCTATATCCTCCACCCTTGGCTTTATATTCCTTGGCAAGCATTTGGGCTTTACGTCCAGACCATTGACCTGCTTTACCACCTTTAGATCCAGACTTAATCTTGCTAAATAGTCTCTTTCGCATAGTTGGCTTGGTATAGTTACCAGCCTCATTTACACGGGACTTGGCTTTCTTCTTAGCTACCATTTCTTACATGACCAATAGCCAGCAGTTAGTTTAGACTTTTTTTCATCGCATTTATGTCTCGCTCTGAAGGACTTACGTCTAGCCGGGATGTTCTTCTTAATGGACATCTTTGGATCGCCAAAGCGTACTAGTTTTACATCGTCTCCTTGCTTGGCAAGTACGGCAAACTTCTTGGACTTACCTGGTGTACGCTTTGGTTTATTGTAACCGCTAAATTTCTCTTTGCGGTAGGTAATCATTTTTTCTTACGACCACCACATTTCTTTTTAGTCATTTTCTTTTTAGGTCTTCCAACCTTACTTCCATAAGTTCCCTTACCATACGGCATAAT